TCTTGCTGTAGAAGAGTATCCACAGCCCAAGCCCATGATAAGTATGATAGACCATTCTTTTTCTCAATGTGGTCTGATACATTAATCTTACGTAGTTCGTTATAGTTCATCTTTCTCTCCTGTTGTTCTTGTTGGTGTTGTTCCATCATTACCTGGTCGTAAAACTGTTGCTGACTCATTTACTCTCTCCCTTTCATCAAATCGTTTATTAAATTCTTCTAAGTCTTTCCATACTTCTGGCAATATTTCAGCGATACGCTTTAAACCATTCGCCATATTATATACCCCCAAAATACAAAAATAAATAGCCATAACCATTTATTCATATTGCACCTGCTAACTTGCCCATAATGTAAAGGCATAATGCTACATAAGCGTAGAAAAATACTACTGTGATAATCATTGTTGAAATTTTCATGTCATCTCTCCTAAAAATTGACAATTGAACTTTAAGCTATAGTAAAATACCTGTCAAGTATTTTCTAGTAAATAACTAGCAAAAAAATAGTTTACAAATAATATGAATTCGTGTTAAGGTTTTGACCTATGGAGATATTACGCTATATTATATTAGACGAATTTGATGGAAAACCTTTGAGAGCCTTTAGTAACAAGGCATCTGCTAAATGGTTTCTTGAGAATAGACCTAATTGTAAGCTCCATGTTTTACCTAAAGCAAAGTCTGTGCCAGTCACAGAATTATATGAAGAATGTTTATTTTAAGGAGAGTATTATGGTTGAAAGAGACGCATTAGTATTATTAAATACAATTATTAGTAAAGCACCTGGTCGTTTAAATAATGGTGGTTTAGAGTTATCAGAAAACGAAATATTACTTGTTGAACAAGTTTTAGCTATGAGTTTAGGATTAAACAATGTACAAAATTAAAAACTGGGAAAAGTTTAACCTCTACAAACCTAAGAACCCACGTTATCAAAAAAAGATGACGTGGTTTAAGTTTTATGGAACTGACTACATTAATAACATAGAAATACATAAACTATCTTTTGAACAAAAAGCTGTTTTAGTAGAGTTATGGTGTCTTGGTTCTGAAAGTGACGGTCTGTTACCTGATAATTTTGAGATAGCTTTTAGACTTCACTATCCTATTGACTTTGTTGATAAAATAGTAAAAGAACTATTTACTAGAGGTTGGCTAGAGGAAAACTATTCTTCTGCTACCATAGAGAAGAATAAGAGAAGAGAAGAAGAGAATATATATGTCGTTAAAACGACTGATAGGTTTAGTGAATTTTGGGAAATATATCCTTCTACTCGTAAAGTCAACAAGAAAACTTGTTTAGAAAGATGGGCTAATAAAAACCTTGACGCTATAGCAGATGAAGTGATAGGGTATGTTAAAAAAATGAAAGATACTAAATCATGGAAAGATGGTTTCTCACCAGCTCCACTTACACTACTCAATCAGGAAAGATGGAATGATGGTGATGTGCCACAACTCCGTAAAGTTTGGGAAGGTGGCATTTAGTGAACATAGGAGAGGCATTAGATAAACTAACTGTCAATCAGTCAGTCATTACTGATTACTACGAACAGGAGTATGCTCATGCAGAATTTAAGGTAAAGTCTAGTGATGTATTTGAGTCTGACTTACATAAATACTTTACAGAAGATATTTTTGCAGGAAAGTCATTGGGATGGATAAAGACAGAAGAAAAGTTTAGAGTTCGTCAAGGGGAATTAATTTTGGCAACCGGACCTAGCGGACATGGCAAGTCAATGTGGTTATCTCAAGTTGTATTGTCACTAATGAAACAAGATACAAAATGTTTGATTGCTAGCCTAGAAATGAAACCAGTTCTCACTCTTAGTCGCATGTTGATTCAGACTTTAGGTTCACCAGAACCAACACCTCAGTATATTTCTGCATGGGTTAATAGGGCTAAAGATAAATTATTTATCTACGACCAGTTGGGAGTTACTACATCACAAGACATGTTTGCTACACTTTTTTACGGAAAGCATGTTCTTGGTGCAGACGTATATATCATAGACTCATTAATGAAAATGAGTGATATTAGCGAAGAGTCTTTAGAAAACCAAAAACTTTTTGTTGATAAATTATGTACAATATGTCGTGATTTAAACATCACCGTTTTTTTAGTTGCACACACAAGAAAATTAAAATCAGAAGAAGATATACCTGATGCAACAAGTATCATGGGCTCGAGCCATATTCGTAACCTCGCAGATGCGATTTTATGTATTTGGCGCAACCGCACTAAAGAACGACTTAGGGAAGAAGGCAAAACGTCTGAAGAAGATTTGCGTATAATTCCTGATGCAAAATGTATAGTGCAAAAACAAAGGAACGCCCAGTTTGAAGGGAGCTTTAATTTTTGGTATAATCCTAAATCATTAACTTACCAGGAGAGTCCACCTAAATGACATTAGATAATATACCAATCACAACTATCACATCTCTTTACAATGCAGTAGAATATGTGGTGCAAAGAGAAGACAAACCTAAAGAAATATTACCATTGAAGGTTAGGCAAAAGTTTGATAGATGGAAGCGTGAAGACTTTTACAAAGATGACCACTACAAAGAAATGTGGGATAAGAATTGGATAAACCATGACCATAAATGATTTTATTAAAGAGTGTAAAAAGCTATTTGGTTCAGATATAGAATATAAAGCTGTATCTAAAGACGGACAAGTATTTAAAACGAAAGGATGGAGAGATGATAAAGTGGACATTAAATCAGCAAAACCTACCCATGTTGTACGAGAAATTAAAATCTCTTGACTTCACTAAACGTTGGCGTGTTACAGTAACAGACGCAAAACTTAACAGGAGTTTACAGCAGAACGAGAGATTATGGGAATTGTATACAAGCATAGGTAACCATTTAGGCATAGAAAAAGATAAGATACACGAACTTATGGGATATAAATTCTTACGCTACCAAACAGAAATTGCAGGTATGCCAGTAGAACTTATAAAGTCAACAACTAAACTAACCACAAGTGAGATGACAGAATACCAACAACAGATAGAAGTATGGGGTCAGACTATGGGTTGGGGATGGGATTATTAGTGGATGAAGATTTAGGTAATGTAAGGTTAGCTACATTAGAAGATTTGCCTTATGTTATTAGTTTAAGTAAAAAAGAAAGTAGTTCATTAGGGTTCATTCCTAAAATGGCTTATGAAGCAGCAATAACAGGAATTAAAACAGGTGATAGATGGAGTAATGTTTGTAACGATAAATTATTTGTCATTGAATGTAACAAAGATTTGGTTGGTTTTTGTTTGTGTAGTTTTGGTTTACCTAATGCTAATATGAGAATAGGTCGTATTGCACAAATATGTATTCAAACTGATGCAAGAAAATTATTAAGAGGTAAACTATTACTTGACTATGTTATTAATTATGGGGAAACAAAATTTACTTTTAGATGGCAATGTGGTTGTGCAGATGATTTAGAAAGTAATGTTTTTTGGAAGGCAATGGGTTGGGTTCATATTGCAGATAGACAAGGTATATCACATAAAAATACATGGAAACAAACAAGCAAAAGGAAAGTTAATGTTTATAGATTTGACAAAATGGATTTTTTACTAGTATGAACTATAGAAACCCTAAACTACTTAAACTAGCAGATGGCGCACCATGTATGATGTGTGCTATACAAGACGGAACTGTAGTATCTGCACACTCTAATCAATTAAGAGATGGTAAAGGCACATCTATAAAGGCACACGATTATCGTATAGCGTTCCTATGCCACCAATGTCATCACATGATAGATAATGACAAAACTTTAGATAAACATGATAGAATAGCTGCATGGGAAGAAGCTCACCGTAAAACTATAGGTTGGCTATTTACTAACGGACATTTGGAAGTAAAATGAACAAAATAGAATTTGGCGATTGTAGAGAGATAATGAAGCGTTGGATTGACGAAGGTGTCAAAATTAACACTTGTGTTACATCACCACCTTATTACGGATTAAGAGATTATGGAACTGCTACATGGGAAGGTGGAGATATAAATTGTGACCATAAAAATGCAGAAATAAACCCATTAAAAGTTGGTGGGTTTACAGGAGAAAGATTAAGAAAAGAAAATGGTTCTGAAAACAAAAAGTATTTAAAGTTAAAAGAACAATGTCCTGATTGTGGTGCTATAAAAAAAGATAATCAAATAGGTCTTGAACAAACTCCTAAAGAATACATAGAAAATATGGTTGATGTATTTAATCATGTAAAAGAACTATTAGCTGATGATGGAACTTTATGGGTAAATATTGGTGATAGTTATTCTAGTCATAAAGATTGTAAAAGTATTGGTCAAACTTTAGCTAAAGGAACTAACAGAGAAAATGCTCATGCAATGGAATTAGGTAAGTCTAGGGTTCGTGATACAAAAATGCTAAAGTCACAAGGTTTAAAAAATAAAGATTTAATTGGCATACCATGGATGTTGGCATTTGCATTAAGAGAAGCTGGCTGGTATTTAAGACAAGATATTATTTGGCATAAACCTAACCCAATGCCAGAGTCTGTAACTGATAGATGCACAAAGTCACATGAGTATATATTTCTATTGTCTAAATCAGATAAGTATTACTTTGACCATGTTGCTATAAAAGAACAAGGTGTAACTCCGGCAGGAACTAAAGGTGCAAAAGGTAGCGTAGAAAGACAAAACCAATTTGGTGTAAATGCAAGACCACCTGAATATAAAATATATGATGGCATGAGAAATAAACGTGATGTATGGTCAGTAAATGTTAGACCTTACAAAGGTGCGCACTTTGCTACATATCCTACAGCTCTGATTGAACCATGCGTATTAGCTGGTAGTCCTGAAAAAATATGTGTTGAATGTAATACACCATACAAAAGGCAAACTAAAATTGAACGTAATTTAACTTTAGAAGAAGTAGAACAAATAAGAAACAATATTATTGAAACTAACAAAGAAAAGAAACCATACGCTATTATAGATAAAGAGTTTAGAAACCAAGTAATAGAATATAGAAACTTACCTAACCATGATGAGCTTCGTGAATATTTACAATCTAACAGAAATTTAGTTGGATTAACAATAGACCAAATAGAAACTGCATTTGGAACACAAGCACCACATCATTGGTTTGAAAAAGGTGGAAGCTACCCTGATAAAGAAGATTGGTTAAAACTTAAACAAATGCTTTTATTAGATGATAAATATGATGTAGCTATGACTGAAATATTTTATAAGAGTGGTTTAAAATGCGATAATAAATATTTAGATGAAGGTTTAGTAAAACAATGCAAATGTGATACAAATGAAACTAAATCTGGAATTGTATTTGACCCATTTATGGGAAGTGGAACAACTGCACAAGTAGCATTGCAACATGGTAGACAATATTTAGGTTGTGAACTAAACAAAGAGTATGAGAAACTACAACAAGAAAGGATAAATCATGGGCAAGGGCAGCTCTCCTAGACCTTTTACAGATAGACCAACGTTTGATGAAAACTTTGACAGGATATTCGGCAAGAAAAAGAAAGATGCCTATACATCACCACATCTAATAGAATACGAACTTAACAAATCAACAGGTGAATTAGACAGATTATACGAAGGCACATCTAAGCCTAGTAGTGAGCAGTTTGATGGCGAGTAAATCACCTACGCAATTATCATTAGCTAAACTACGAGAAGAAGGATACACTTGTTGGATTACAGAGCATTGGAATAATTGGAGTAAGACTAGACAAGACTTATTTGGTTTTATAGATATACTAGCTCTAAAAGGAAAAGAAACATTAGCTGTCCAAACAACTTCAGCAGGTAACATGAGTGCTAGATGTAAAAAAATAGCTGACCATGAAAATGTAGGTGCAGTTCGTGAAGCAGGTTGGACTATCCATGTGCATGGTTGGCATCAAGACGATAAAAGGAAATGGCATTGCAAAGTGAAAGATGTATCGTGAAAGAAAAGATACTAGCTTATCTTACAGAACCACGAAC